TTTCATCAAAATTTTTTTGTAAACTATTAGCGGCAATAGCAAACAATCTAGGTTTTACATGTTTTATAGAAATTTTTTTATTCTCTAAATATTTTTTAGCTTGTCTAATTCTATCGTTATTTAATGCCATTACTTTTTTCTTTTCTTTCTAATTGCTTCTTTTCCTTTTTTAAATATAGAAGCAACTTTTGTTTTACCCATAACTTTAGCTCTTTGCTCTCCTACAGTTAAAATTTGTATTTTACGTGCAAAAGGTTTTTTAATTCTTTTAACTTTAGCAACAGTTCTACGTGCATCAGCTGGTGTAGCAAATTTTATGCCAACAGTATCTTTAGGATTTTCGTCTGTGTATAATCTCCTACCAGAACCTTTTGGTTTTTTTCCTGTTCCTTTTTTAGGGTCAGCCATTATTTATCACGTTTTGCAACTCTTGAAGCTGTTTCAACAATTTTAGCTTTTACTTCTGCATCTTTTCTAGATTGTGTTCTTTCCTTATCTTTAACACCTTCTGCAAATCTAGCCTTTCTAATATTTAATTCTTCTGCTTTTAATTGTAATTGTGCAGCATCTTTTTGCATTTGCATTTGTTCTTTTTGTTGCTCTGGACTTGGTGGCATAGATCCCATTAAACCTTGTGCCGCTTGTGCTGCTGCAGCAGCAATTCTATTTTCTTGTTCGATATTTATTTCTTGACTTGGTTCATCATTCATTTCTTTATTAAATTCTCCAGAAGAGGTAGGCATACCCTCTGGTACTTGAGCTTGCATTTGTTGTTGATATAAATATGCCATATGCTGTCCAATATGAGCCATCATTGATGGATATAGAACTTCTTTTGCTTGTGGATTACCACCAAATCTAGGATCATTTATAAATTGTTGATGTACTATAATATGAGCTTGATGATCTTGATCTTCAAAAACTTTAATTGGTTTACCATTTAACAATGCCATATTTTCTGATACAGGATCTCGTCTTGGTGTTTCTTCATCTTCTATCATTAGCTCGTTATATTCTGGAACATTTAAAGCTTGTAAAAATCTTCTTGTTGCTTCTTTTACATTAATTATGTTTGGTGAAGATTGAGCTAATTGTAAACCTGTTTGTGCCAAAGCTATTCTTTGAGCTTGTGAAAAAATATTTGGATCGCTTACTGGTATTACATCAATTGATTCACTAAAATCTTTTCTTCTAATAATTTTCTTTTCTCCTATAACATCATATGGATATTCATCATCTAGATACTCTCCATTTAATTCATAAATTAATTTAAATTCTCTACCTTGTGCTTGATGTAATCTTTTATGTATAGCACTAAATACTTTAGATCCTTGTTCTATTAAAGCGATGGTGGTTCCAACTGGTCCGGAACCAGCGGAATCACCAATCATTGCATCCGCTATTGATGCAAAACGTCTTCCTGATTCAGTTAAAACGCCTAAAAGCTGTAAGAGAGTAGGCGATGGTTCTTTGAAAGGAAGAGGGATAAAACTCTTTCTAAGATCATCGCCATAGGCTTCGACTTCTACCCATTCACCAGGTGAAACAGTTATATCTCCACCTTCTATTCTTGCTCCTTTAGCTCTAAATCCTCCATTGAGGTTGGCAAAGGCAGCTGAATCTAGTAGAGCACGAAGTGCTCCAGTGCTTGCATGTTGCAGACCGCCGATCATTTGGATTAGGCCGAAACCATAAAAACCTAAACCAGGAAGATATTTATAATGTATGAAATAAGTTCTTTTTCTTTTAAGTGGATCATCTTCTTTCCAATTTCTTCTAATTGCTAAAACAACTGTACTATCTTGGTCTACTGTAACAATATAAGGTAAAGCTAAACCATTTTCATCTTCACCTAAATCTAAATTTGCATGTATTTCTAATATTGTATGTATCTTATCCGACATACTTGGTGTCATACCTTGTAATCTTTCCATTGTTTGTTCTACAGTACCGCCTTGATTAGAAGTTGTTTCAGTTTTACTTAAAGGTACATCTTTATAAAATCCTTCTATCTGTCGTCTTTTAATCTCGTTTCGAGATAGTTTCATAACTTGAGTATATCTTTCTGATGTTTCTAAATCTGTATTATCATAAGAAATTACAAAATCTTCTGCTGGTACAAATACAGAGCATATTCTATCTAAAGAATTATCAAAATAAATTTTTTTAAAAGCAGAACCAGCTAATGATAAATAAAATAATAATTGATCTAGTTCGTTAAAATAATCTTTTATTTGATTTGTTACTTGCCAATTCATAAAATCTTGAACACGTTGTGCTTGCTCTATTTTTTTATTAGAAGATTTACCTATTACTTGTGTTTTTACTGGACCTCCAGATGGAAAAAGTTCTGCTATTGCTCTTGCTTGAAACTGAGTTGCTGCCTCTGCCATTAACGGATGATGTACACCAGAAGCTCCCGGGAAAGGATCTTGTCTATCTTCTACAACTACACCTAACATTTTAAGACCTTTAGAATATTGATCTTCCCAATCTTTTCTTGATGATCTATCATCTTGATAAGCTTTAACTAAATCTCTACCAACACTATTGACTTCTTGATCTGTTAATTCTTCTGCTAAATTAGAATGATGATCTGATTCAAAAGCTTCTTCTTCTTTATCTGTTAAATCAGTATCAACTTCTACTTTAACTTTTTTACCTTTATCATCGGTAAATTCTAAATTTTTTTTATCTAGTTCAACTTCTAAAGCCATTATTTTTTCCTTTTAGTATCTACGCCTTTTATTTTACCTTTATTTTTAGTTGCATAAAAAATCTGTTCACCTCTTTTTTTACCATAACTTTTTTTCATAGACTTCATTATCTTTTTTCCTTTTTTAGTAAGAGGCATTTTTTTTACTTTTCTTTTTCTTTTTTTTATTAATTATACTACCTAAAGTTTTTGCTTGGCCAGCATGTGTCTTTGAGGCTTTTTGTAAACCTTTCATAACTTTTTTAATTTTAGCTTTAGCTTTTTTCATTATGCTTTCCTTTTAGTTTTTTTCTTTCTACCATCTGCTCTTCTGTTTTTATCTCGTCTACCTTTTAAAATATCTCTATCAACTTTAGCTGCTTTACCGCCTGTTAATGCAGAATTAACTCTTGCCATAGCCCATGCTTGAGGACTTACACCTTTTCTATGACCACTTGTTCTATATGCTGCTAAACCTCTATTATAAATTGCTCTAATTTTAGAAGCAGATACACCTGTTTTTTTTGCTTTATTTCTAATTGCTGTTGCTGTACTTGATTTTCTTTTAGCCATACATTCTCCTAAATCTTTTATTATGTATACTTTCTTTTTTTGACCCTACAAATTTTCCACCTTTTTTATCTCCTGGTAAAACTCCAGAGCCTTTGTTATCTTTGTTTAATCTTTTAATAGCAGCTTTTCTTGCGCTACGAAGTTTTCCAGAAGTTCCAGCTAAATACTTCTTAGGTACCTTTTTACCTTTTTTTCTTTTTCTAGGCACTGATACTTGTTTAGTAAAATTAGCACGTGACATTGGCATTATTTTGGAAAACCTCTTCTCATGTTTTTATATGCTTTTTTAGAAATAGTTGATTTCTTTTTTGTTCTAGAAATACCTTTTTTTCTACGAGCATTTATATTTGCATAAAGACCTTTTTTCATATCTGCATAATACCTCCTGGTTCATACCATACTTTCCTGTAGTAGATATAAAACAAAAATATTAATTATTCTAGTATTATTTTCTTGATATGTTTTTCGCCCATATATAACTCTGTTTCTGCTTTACCTTTCCAGCATTTATAAGATACAGATTCACTATACTGACGTTCAGCATGACGTTTTCCTCTAAGACATGCTGCCATACTTTCTTGTATTCTATGCTCTTTAATTTCACCATTTACAAACATTAATAATGCTATAACAGATTCAATCATTGTCCGTTACCATTCTTGTAATGCATATCTCTAGCATTATCTTTTAAATCTTCAATATCAGTTAAAACTTTATCCATTTGTTTTCTTAAAAATTCTATGTTAACTTTATTTAACGCCATATTTTCTATGTGTTTATTTAATTTATCGGTAGTTTTATAAAGATCCTCAATCATCATGTACTGCTCACTATCAGCTGGCAAAGAACCTAATTGTCCACGTGGCCATTTAATTCTAAACTCTGTATTTTCTTCTAAGTCTTTTTCCATTATCTGTATACGAGTATCTGCAACATTAAGTCGTTCTATTATTTGAAAATAACCCATTGTTCCAAGTGCTACAATTATAATTAAACTAGCAACTGTTTTCATTGGCATTTGTACTGCCGCTTCCTCTGATATATTTAATGGTTTTTTAGTAGGCACTAGGTCCTCCAAAGATTGCAAGTAAAGTTATTAAAATAATTAAAATTCCTGTAAAATAGTAATTCATCTAACATCTCCACCGCCTTCTAGCTTGTCTTATTCTAGAATTAGGATTATTTCTAGTTTTAGCTGAGCTTCTTTTTAATTGTCCTAATGATCTTGCGCAGTAAGACTTTCTACGTTTAGCTGCTTTACTTCCAGGTTTAACTTTACCAGTTACAGCCATTTTTAATTTAGAACCAGGATTAGCTCGTCTATAAGCTTTAATTCCTGCTCTTGTCATACCAGCACCTTTTTTTGTAGGTCTGTAATATTTTTTTCTTCTTGGAATATCTCCTGTTCTTTTTCTAGGTCTGATTCTTGTTCTAGCCATGTAAAGCTGCTCCTCTTTCTGCAGAATCAAAACCAGAACTTTTTGAAACACTACCGCCGCCATCATATTGACCACCTCTTCTGTCATCTTGTGGTGTAGATTTTATATTCATGGTAGCAGTTGGAAATGTTTGTACGTCTCCCTGCGTGTCTTGCATTGTAATGTTTTCTATTCTATCCATTTCTCTATTCTTTAAAAAACCACCAGCAACAAAAGGTAATGCAAAAGGACTTATAAAACCTAATGCTCCTCCTCCACTAGCTAAATTAACAACAGCAGATCCTACTCTTAAAGTATTTTGCACTCCAGATGGAATTCCTAAAGTATCTTCTACAAAATTATTATAATAATTTATATTATCGGTAAGTATATTCGTGGCAGATTTTTTTGAGGATGCAGTAGGTTTTTCAAAATCAAATTCAAAAAAACCTTTTTGTCTATCTTTTTCAATATCTTCAATTTCAGAATATTTTTCATCGAATGTTTTAGGTTTATTAAAATCTTTAATTTGACCATCATCACCCTCAAATAAAGGACACACTCCATTTACAGACATTCTTCCGTTTGGACATACAAATTCTTTTATCATCTGCCTTGACCTCTATACTTTTTTCTAGTAAATTTTTTATTTGGTCGCTTACTATGACGACCAGGTCTTTTTCTTGGCTTTTCTCTTGGAAGAAAACTTAAACCAATTGCAGCCTTTTTAGCCATTTACTTTCTTTTAATGTAGTCAGTAAATTGTTTCTTAGTCATTGTATCAGAAATTTTTTTATTTAATAAATTTTTATTTTTTCTAATATTACCACCTGACTCTTGCATTTTTTTTAATTCAAGCATGCTAGTAATATCTTTAACATTTTTACCACTAGCATCAGCAATCATTTCTCTTTCTTTTGATTTACCTTCTTCGTAGCCATCGTCATCTAACATTTTAGCTTTAGATGTATCTTCAAAATCTACATCTAAAATTTCTTTAGTTACGTCTTTTGTAGTTTTAGCCATTATCTTTTTTTCCGTTTTTTCATTTTTAATTCACGTACTATTCTTTTCTTCTCAGCTTTAAGATTTTTCTTACCTTTTTTAGTTTTTGCTTTTTCAGCATCAACTCTGCCAAGCTCTTCAAGTCTATTCATACGTCTTGTGTTTTTTCTTTTCTTCATCATCTTCTTTTCTTGCCTTTCCTTTTAATTACACCACGTGCAATTAAAATATCTTTTTTAGTTACTTTACCGTCTCCAGACATATCTGGAAACTTACCTTTTTTCTTTTTCTTTTTTTTCTTCATCATCTTTCCAGTCATTTTAGAATTTTGCATCCTACCTTGACCAGAGCCTGAGCCTGCTGTCATTTTCATTAGAACGTCTCCACTTCTATTTTAATTCCACGCATCATTTTTGCGTGTTCTGCTTTTCTTGTATCATCTTCTTTTACAACTTCATCACCAGGATTTTGCATTGCCTTTTTTAACATAGCAGCATCTTCTACAGCACCAGGAAATTTATCATAAAATCTTTTATTAGCCGCTTTAACATCTTCGACACTGTAGGTTTTAACACCTATCTTTGGCGATGGGCTTGTTCTTTTAAAAGGGTTAGTCATCTTTCAGATCCTCCGTTGTACTTATTTTTTTTGAAACTATACTTTGAAATATTGAGTGTGTAAAGGTCGGAAGCATTAATTCGCTAATAGGATTATCCACATGGCCTGTAGACCACGAAATACAAGGAACTCCTTTCTGGTCCCAAGCGACTAAGGCATAACCTTTTATATCAATTTTATCAGTAATCTTAATACAAGCGTCATGAAAAGCTGATACTACTTCGTCATCTTGTTTATCTACTATTTCTTTTTTTGTAGGTTTACGAGGTGTTACTCTCCATCTATCAAGAGTAATAATGTTTGTTTTTGCCGTATTTTCTTTTCTCGTCATAATCATCGTCCTCAGGATCATCTGGATGTGTTACTAAAAACCCATCACGTATTCTCATTAAAGCTTGTATACAAGTATCATGTATATCATCGTGCTTTCCATATGGGAATTGAGATGATTCTTCAATTACACTCTTAGTCCAATCTTCATCCAAAGTAAACACTAATCCACCTTCAAACATTGGAGCTACACTATGAGTTCGAGATACCTTATCTCTTTCTGGAGTATAAGTAACTACAGGCACTCCAGACCTCCTCATATCTTGTATTAGAGATTGACCAGAAGCTCTTTTTTCTATTAATACTTGATCGGGCATCCATTCATCATAACTGTCTTGTGCACGTTTTCTTAAATCTGGATATTCTAATCTTTCTTTCCAAGCATCTAATAATAAACATGCAGCATACGGAGTATTGTTTTCATCTCTTGCTGTAAATACACCCCAAGTAGTACAGGCTGAATAATCAGCAGAGGATCTAGTACTGAATGCAGTGTCGTAAGATTGTACAACATAACCTAGCGTAGGAATTTTTTCTCCCTCGTATATATTCCACCAATCTTTTTTAATAATAGAACCTTCTTCGTTAGTAGGTCTTTGTTGATAAAGAGATTGCCATACACGTTCTCCTACTGTATTTTGAATTTTATCTAAATCTTCTTTTGAATAAGCATCTGGCCATAAAGCATTACCTTCTTTATCAATCGCTGGTAAATCTAAAATTTTCCAATCTTCACCAGATTCATTTAAAATATAACCAGCAAGGTCATCTTGGTGCCATCGAGTTTGAATTACTATTACTTTACCACCTGGTTGTAATCGAGTATATGCTACAGATTTATACCACTCTAATAGATTTCTTCTTTGTACTTCTGATTCAGCGTCCTCTCTTCCTTTTATAGGATCATCTATAATTAATAAATGCGCACCTCTACCTGTAATAGCTCCACCTGCACCAACCGCTGCATAAGTTCCGCCATGTATAGTATGAAATCTTTTAGCTGATGTACTATCTGATCGAAGGGCCACTTGTGGAAATACTTTGTTGTAATCATCAGATTGAAGTTGATTACGGACCTTTCGTCCAAAGTCGTCAGCTAATTCTTGAGCATATGTAGATTGAATTACAAATTCGTTTGGATTATTACCTAGATACCACGCAGGAAAAAATTCTGAACACAACATAGATTTACCATGTCGAGGTGGCATAAAAACTGCCAGCCTTTTAATATCACCTTTTTCTAAACTTTCTAGATTTTTAGCAATTAATTTTATATGCGCAGGATCCTTATAACCCGGATACATATGTTTAGCATA